GTGGATGAAAAGGCTGAAGCCGAAGCGTTACGGCTACGAGATGCTTGGATCGCGCATCCTGATCACACGATCCTCAAAGCAATGGTGGCCGAACGTGCAATCTTCTTCGTTCTTCTACCATTCTTCCGCGCTAATGGTGACGCTGGAATGCGAACCGTAAGTGCCGATATCAGCCGAGACGAACAGATCCATGTCAGTGCTAATTCAATTGTATGTAGAGAACTAGGTCTGGAAATTTCTCCAAGCCTGGACAAACTACGTAAAGCAACAATCAATTGGGTCATGCAACCACTAAGTATAAATACTACTAATAGATATTTAGATAAAAAATTTTGGCTGGAATCTAGTGACAACCTTATGTATCAGGGTAAAGCGCCCGAACTAAGTTTCACCAAGTCAGCCAGAATGCCAGCATTTTTTGAACACTCTAGTGTAAACCTACCACAATATGCTTGATCCTATTAAGGCCTTAAAGTGCAAAGTATGTAATAAAGACGTGATAGTTAATGCAAATTATCCTATTACAGAAGTAACTTGTCGTGACTGTTATGCAAACACTAAACATGCTTGAGACTCTTGGTATGGAAACTCATGCCATCGTCAAAGAGTTAGAAACAAATTTTCCACCTATCAATCCCATGCCCGGAGAATCAATTGACAAGATTATGTATAGGTCTGGTCAACGTTCTGTTGTGGAGTGGTTATTAAATCGCATGGAATCAAATGTCTAGTAAAAAATCGAAGTATCGGTATCAACCCTCACATACAGAAAGGCGTCAAAAGATACTTAAAGATACAAGAGAGCGAATCAAAAAAATTAAAGATTATAAACCAACGGAGTTAAAAGTAGATGAGAATAAATATGATGATAGGCTTCCTGCAAGACCTGATAAGCCGAAGCTGCCAAAACTTAAAGGGTTTAAGACGACGACTATTGAAAGACCAAGTGGCTTAAAAGGAACAATTAAAAAATATACACCTAATAAGCTAGATGTATCTAAAGTCTACAAAAACCTACCTAAAAAAACCACTAAAACTAAGGAAGCTACTCCGAAAAAGAATAGCTTTAATTTACCCAAGGTAAAGGAAGGTGCTTTAGGTGTAGCGGCAACTTCAAAAGCTGAAGGAGTGACTAAGTCTCCTGGTTTTAATGTATCTAAACCTAAGAAAGGTGCTTTAGGTGTTCCTTCCACCAATAATGCACCCGGTGTCTCTAAACCTAAGAACAATAGTTTCAATGTACCTAAACCTGTGAAAGGTGCATTAGGTGTAGCTTCAACTACAAAAGCTGGAGGTGTGTCTAAGTCTCCTAGTTTCAATGTACCTAAACCAAAGAAAGGTGCTTTAGGTGTTCCTTCCACCAATAAAGCTAAAGGTGTGTTTAAGTCTCCTGGTTTTAATGTACCTAAATCTAAGATTGGTCCTTTGGGTGTTGCTTCCACTAATAAAGCTAAAGGTGTATCTAAGCCTCCTAGTTTTAATGTACCTAAATCTAAGATTGGTCCTTTGGGTGTTGCTTCCACTAATAAAGGACGCGGTGTCACTAATAAGAAAAAAGGGAAAAAATAAATGGCAGCAAAAAACCGATATGATGTTCTCCAAAGTGACCGCCAACAATTTCTAGATAAAGCATGGGAAGCTTCACAACTTACACTTCCATATCTCATCCGTCGTGATGATGAATACACAAAAGGAGCAGTGGTATTAAAGACACCCTGGCAATCAGTTGGTGCTAAAGGTGTAGTTACCTTGGCATCTAAACTGATGCTTGCTTTGCTACCTCCTCAAACTACCTTCTTTAAATTACAGGTAGATGAAACTGGTATTCCTCCAGGGCTCTTTCAACAGAACCCTAGTGTTAAGACAGAGATGGATACATCCTTTGCAAAGATTGAGCGTACGATCATGGAATCAATTGCAGCATCCGATGATCGAGTCGTAGTACACCAAGCGTTAAAGCACTTGGTTGTAGCGGGTAATGCTCTGGTCTTTATGAATAAGGAACAGCTGAAGCTCTATCCCCTTAATCGCTATGTCGTAGAACGAGATGGTAACGGTAATGTTGTAGAGATCATCACACGTGAGACAGTCAGTAAGAAATTAGTCGAAAAATTTCTACCTGAAAAAACTTACCAGCAAACTGCTAATGATAATGAAACCAATCCTGGTGAGTGTGATATCTATACTCACATCAAACGTGATAACAATCGTGTCACATGGCATCAGGAAATCTACGGTAAGATAATCCCTAGTAGTTATGGTAAGGCTCCACTAAATAAAAACCCATGGCTCCCACTACGTTTTAATTATGTAGATGGTGAAGCCTATGGTAGAGGAAGGGTAGAAGAATTCATGGGTGATCTTAAGTCACTCGAATCTTTATCCCAAGCACTCGTAGAAGGCTCAGCTGCTGCAGCTAAGGTTGTATTTGTTGTATCCCCTTCTAGTACTACTAAGCCAGCAACTCTGGCGGCAGCTGGTAACGGTGCCATCGTTCAGGGTAGACCTGATGATATTGGTGTCGTACAAGTTGGTAAGACCGCTGACTTCCGCACTGCATTTGAACAATCACAAGTCTTTCAAAAGAGATTAAGTGAAGCGTTCCTTGTTATGAATGTTCGTGACTCTGAACGTACAACTGCAGAGGAAGTACGAATGACTCAGCAGGAATTAGAATCACAACTTGGTGGACTATTTAGTCTGCTTACTGTTGAGTTTCTTGTACCTTACTTGAGTCGTAAACTTGACATGCTACAAAAATCACGGGCTATACCAAAGCTACCAACAGATTTAGTTAAGCCAACGATTGTTGCTGGTATTAATGCTCTTGGTCGTGGTGCTGATCGTGAAAGCTTGACTGAGTTTCTTCAGACAATATCTCAAACAATGGGACCTGAAGCATTACAAACCTATATCAATCCAGATGAAGTCATTCGACGTCTAGCTGGATCAATGGGTATTGATCAACTCGGTCTAGTTAAAGGTATGGATCAAGTCAAAGGTGAGCAGCAGGAACAGATGCAGCAGCAAGCATCAATGGATCAAGACCTTGCACTCACCAAACAAGCATCTCAATTCCAAGCTAATAATCCTAATGACCCAAGCCAAACCGGTACGCCCCCCGAAGAAGGCGCAGCCCCGCTCCCCCCGCAAGCCGGTGGAGAAGGCGGAGCACCTCCAACCCTTGGAGGACCCGAAGGTTAAAGACCTTTCAGTTAAAGATCGGAGGTACCTCTCCAATCAAACAAACAAATATCAAAGAAAACCCAAGGTAGGTACACCAACCCTCGGACGTGAAACTGCTTACGTAACTGAGGTTGGTCTTGGAAACCTCCGCTCTGAAACAGCATATGACAACACTGACGTATCAACCTGATCAAGGTCAACCTGAATTCTCTGAAGACGAACTTAATTCTATTGAAGTAGGTAATCAACTAGAGAAAGAACAACAACAGCTACTTGCTGGGAAGTATGAATCAGCCGAACAACTAGAACAAGCTTACTTAGAACTACAACAGAAGTTTGGATCAAACCAAGAAGAGCAACCAACTACTGACGAATCTCCTGAAGAACAAGTAGAAGATGCTGATATTGATTTGATGGAAGCATTGTGGCAACAGTCACAGTCAGAATACGATGAAGATACACTTGAATCTTTAAGGAATTCTGACCCTGCTGATATTGCTCAAGCTTATCTAGATTATCGAGCTGAGAATCAACAGCATGAATTGACACCTGAAGAGACAAGCAATCTTTATGATGTTGTTGGTGGTGAAGAACAATATACCAACATGCTTAGATGGGCTTCAGAAAACTGTGATGAACAGACCATCGAAATGTATGACACTGTGATGGGGAAGGGCGACATTGAGTCATGCTTCTTTGCTGTTCAAGCAATGGCTTTCCGTATGGCAGAGATGGAGGGATGGCAGCCTGATGATTTCATCTCAGGTCGTACACCAATACAGACTGCTGATGTATTCCGTAGCCAAGCTGAAGTTGTTCAAGCCATGAGTGACCCTAGGTATGATGTTGATCCTGCTTATCGACAGGACATCATGAATAAATTAGAACGTTCCGATGACTTAATGTACTAATGGAAAACACAACTCCTAAATATTTGAAACCAAAGAAGAAAAAGAAAGGTAAGGATTCAATGAGTGGCTTTAATAAATTTGCTGCAGGTGGTGGTCTTGGTTTGGCTGGACTCCTTATTTCTTCGGTCATGAATAATGACAAAAAAAAGTAAGGCTACAAAGCAACGCTTAGATCCTTCCTGTTGGAAGGGCTACAAGAAATCAGGTACCAAAGTAAAAAGTGGTACCCGAGTTAATAACTGTGTAAAAATTAAGAAATGACCACCATCATTGAAGAACGCGGACGTGTAAACATGTTCGCCAAAGAACCACCTATGGAAGTTATGAACGTCACTGAAAACCACAACGAAAAAGCTGAGAAGTTGAATGGACGCCTTGCAATGCTTGGTGTTATTGCAGCTCTCGGTTCATATGCAATCACTGGACAACTCATTCCTGGTATTTGGTAATGTACAAGAAGGGACACAAAGCTCCTAAAGGAAATAAGAAGGCTAAGTTGATGGCAGCAATTGGTAATCCAATTCTACCCAATAAGTCCATGACAATTAAATCACATACACCAAACTCTAATTATGTATAACGACACAGGTAGAAACAGACGAAATACGATTAGAGGTATTGCCAAAGGATTGAAAGTTGCTAAAGCAATTACTAATTCATTAGGCACCTCTCCTACTGAAACACCTGAAGTTGATACTAAGCATGAAAGTGCATTTAATCCTGGTACAACGGAAGATGTAGTAACTGATAAAGACGGCAAAGTATTACTACAAAAAAAGAAAAAGCCAACATCTTACTAAACAAACACTCTATTATTTAAAATGAAAACTCTTATTATCGCTTCACTCCTACTTGGCGCTGCTGGTGCCGCACAAGCTGGACCCTTTGTAAACGTAGAATCTAATTCTGGATTTGTTGGATCTGAGTACGGCGGTACTGTTATTGATAACCACATTGGATACGAAGGTAACAACTGGTATATCCAAGGTGGTCCTGCGGTAGTCCTTAGTGATGGAGCAGACGCTGAACTGCAATTCTCAGGTAAGGTCGGTGGTAGTGCACCTCTTAGTGAGCGCCTAGCTCTCTATGGAGAAGTGTCAGTACTAACCGCTGAAGCAGATAATTCTTATGGTACTAAAGCAGGTTTGAAGTACACCTTCTAAGCTAAATAGATTCGTGTGGAAGGTGCAATTCCTTCCTTAGCTCTAGACAGCCAAGTCTTTAAAATGGTCTTACTTAATTATACATACCCAACCATGAACTATTACTTAAATGACCGCTGTACTTTCAAGACCACAAAAACTAAATAACTGGCAGTCCTTCTGCGAGTGGGTGACGTCCACTAATAACCGTCTATACATTGGCTGGTTTGGAGTTCTGATGATTCCAACATTACTAGCAGCAACCATTTGTTTCATCCTGGCTTTCGTGGCCGCACCACCCGTAGATATTGATGGCATACGTGAACCAGTTGCTGGATCGCTCCTTTATGGAAATAACATTATATCGGGAGCAGT